AGTACAAACTTGCGACGATCAAATTCAATATCTTCCGCCGTTTTGACTGTGATATCACGTTTTTGGCCGATTAGATATGCTCTAGTATGATAGATAATGGCAGAGGTGTAATCGTTGCCACCGCTAACATCATGGTAACCAGGAGCACTCAAGTCGCCACGCATCAGTTCTGTTCTAATAATTGGTATGCCCATGACTCCAGCCAATTGGCCTTTATCAATAGTCATTAAAGATTCACCAATTTTATCTCTAGTCAATGTTTCTGTCATAGTTAACAGATCAATATAAACTTTGAGATTACAAAGCAGCCTTAGATTATCCGGATCGTAGTAAACATTGTTACCGGCTTTCATTGCACCTAAAACAGTTTTGATATCAGTGATATTTATAACACCATCTGTGTCACCACCGGAGATAGCATCCGCTTTAGCTGAACCAGCTAAACCTGCTTTACGTAAACCATCAAAGGCTTTACGCCGGTCAGAAGCACCTAACGCGTGAACGTCACCATCTTGGTGTGTAGCATCAGCGTCACCATTAATAATGGCATCATCTAGACCCTTAGCAGCCGCCAATCTCATTTCTGGAAGTGTAATCTGTTCCACGATATCAACTATCATGTCCTCAACAGCTTCTTCTTCCAGTTCAACACGAACTGCAAACTTTACAGGATCCAGTTCGATGTTACGTGATGCCGGTGTGGCAGCACCAATGGCATTAGTAGCGTAGTTATCACCTAAATTATCACCAACATTCTGCGTATACGTAGTGACATCAATGCCAGCGCCAGCAGCAGGCACTTTCATGGTACGAGTACCTGAAGGAATAGTTATAGTCTGTATGGTATTAGCAACTACATATTCCTGTTCCATTCTAGCGATAAAATCATTAGAGAATATCGTTGGAACCCATTCAGCGCCTGTAGCAGCAAAAGTACTATTGGAACCTAGAGCCTTAGCCAATTCACTATTTTTCATCAAGCCATGCTTGAAATAATCCAATTCTCTTGGATGTCGCTTGGAAATACGGCTAGAAATTAGCGTTACATCGTTAATACGTTGCAATTCCTTGACAGCTTCTTCCTTGCCATAAAATTTATCAGCAGGAGTTGTAACCATCTTTTGCAACATGGCATTACTTTGAGCTTGGTTTTTGATCTCGCCATCAGTTGGAACGTCTTCAACGTTATACTCAAAACCAGATTCGTGTGTATCACGCTTCTCTTGTCGTGCTACTTTACCAAGCTCGTCTAAGTTATGCTTATGCTTCTCATCGACTTCTGCATGGAACTTCGCCATTGACTCCTGCAGGCTAGCATCCATAGCGTCTTTCAGGTCAGCATCACGCTTAACTTTACGCTTGGCATCAAGCTTATCGTTCCATTGTGCGGAAAATTCATGTACATTACGCTTGACAAAATCAAGCGATTGTTTTTTATCGGACATTATTAAGCCACCTCTCGCAGAACTGTCAATTGTTCTTGCAGTTCACTATTAAATGATTCAAATTCCTCTTCAGTAATTTCACCATTTTCGTATGATTCAAACATACTATCAGCTAATACCGTAAGAGACTCAAACGTATCTTCATCTATCACCTCTACCGCATCTTCCTTAGAAGATTCAGCAATATCAACAATCTCAACCCCATCAACATCAGGTTGAGACTCTACCTGAGTTTCCTCAGGAAGTCTTTCACTCAGCAAGGCAATTATGCCTTCCTGTTCGCCAAGACGGTCATTAACCGTACCTATATTCCCAGTTAAAGCGTCTATCTTATCGTGTAATTCCTTGTTTTGGGCAATCAGAGCCTGAATTTCTTCTCTGGCAGAAGCAACCAACTCCTTCGAATCTTCAACCACTTCTTCTACTTCATTTTCGGTAGATTCGAACTCTTCAACCTCAACTTCATTTTTAGATATATTATCCATTTTCACCACCTGATATTTTGCTTTAGGTACTGCTGGGTCGTCAACTAGACCCACATATGTAACCTTTATATTAGTTAAATAAGCAGATTTTCTGGTTTTTTCTTCGTCCTCATCCTCAAAAACAAGACTTATAGATTTAACAATTGGTATGGAGTTCATTATATTTCCTCCCTGGTAGCTTCACCCTCTACTGAATACCCTCTAATTTTACCGTCTTTAATTAGATCCCAAACGTCATCGTTACCTACAAACACGTCTAGTATCCAGGTACCCTTTTTAAGCACCTCACCATTACCATAAAAATCAACATCATTTTTAAGTACAACGGATTCCACCGGAACAACATCTTGGGTGAACTCATCATACTTATTAGAATGCATAAGATTAATGTTTTGGTAATCTTTCATAAAACCGTGAGCAGCCTTAACAATCTCATGTTCCGAAACAAGATCCTTTTGCAAATCTTCTTCATCAGGCACCAAAACAGGACCGCTAATAATTCTTTGCTCCTGATCTACATTCTTTATAAGAGCCGTGTAATTCTTTTTCATTGATTTACCACCTGACTTGGTTTTTGGCTTACTAACAGGTTTTTTCCTTTTTGGCTTTTTCTTCCAGCCATCAGAAACATGATTAACGCCTGATCCCATACTAGAAATAGCTTTTTTCATCGATGTGTATAACCAGTATATAGTTTCGAATTATCCATCTTACTAGCTTCAAAGTCAAGAACTTCCTCCATTCCTATTAATATAGTCGGAGATGGAAGACATTTCAGACTTCATCCTTTTCATTTCTAACACTGTACTATCCTCCACCTCATCACGTTCATCATTACTAACAAATCTGGAGGGTGAAGGTTCATACCCTAAGCCTGTAGTATCACCATTTTCAATATCACCAGGAATTCCAATTTTATTACGCACCTCATTCCTAGTCATTATACCTGATTGTATCAGACGGAAATAACCTAATGACTCATCCATGAAATCTTCACGTAAGCCGGAAACAGACCGAGTATCAAACTCAAAATATAAGTCCTTACTATCAGGATATAACTTTAATAGATCCTTAGTTAAAGATTGCTGTACGTTAAACAACCTTGGCTTCATGGTCTCTTGCCAAAACATGCGATATGATTGACGTACTGCATCACCCGGTTTACCCTCGGCCATACTAACCAAGTGATAACAACCCATATTTATCAAGGTTTTATCTCTGATCATATCACTGGAAAGGTTGAAATCCGAATCAGCAGGAGACGGCATTTTAACATCCATCGGCTCTAAACCACCACCCAACAAAAGTAACTGATGAGATTTATCAACACCCTTATATTGGCGCTCAATTAAAATCTTAAACCTTTCAAAGGCCGCATCTGAAAGCTCTTGATCAGTGCCAAAAACCAAAGAAGGAACTACAGCATTTTGGTAGAAGTTCTTACCAAAGGTGGATAATTAAACCTCCAAGATAATAGCATCCTGACCGGCAGACAATGTAGGCATACCTGAATATGTAGACAAAGGATTAAAGTGCTTAAAATGTAATACATCCTCCATCTCTACTTGTACAACTTTCTCGTTAACTGTCCTATCGTAAGTTATACGCTCCCCCGTAGGCATCAGTTGTGGCTCCACCAAATCTGGTCTTTCCACATGAATTTTTATCGGCCCACCAGCAAATAAACTTTCATCAATTTCCCCAGAAGGATGTTCCAGAAACCAATAACTATTGCCAGTTAACTCTAGAAAAGCAAAGGTTCTAACAAGTAGTTCAAACTTAGTTAAAATCTTGTTAGGAGATTCTAATAATTCTAAAACAGGGTGGTCTTTTATTTCTTCTCTATCCCCATCTTCAGTGTCTTTAAAGATACGAAGAGGAACCATGGCCGCATTAGTCGCAATAGTATTTACACCACAAAAAACCCATAAAACATTCTGATAAGCGCGTAAGTAAGTATCCATGGTAGTACGGGATAACGGCTCATCACTAGAGGGCAGCAACTCATAACCCATTTGATCATTAAACCTGGTGGCTATAGGTCTTAATCTATTACCCAACTTCAATAAGTTCTTGGCAATCAAATCTCTAAATTTACTCATAGTTGCGACTCATTCATCTTGGAAACAAAGTACTTCATATCTTTTAAGACATATAAAAAGTCTTCATTATCAAAGTGAGGTTGATTAATTGTATCTGTATCCACTTCCGGTGTCAAGCTACTTTTGATATAGGAGACAATAGGTCTAAACTCAGGTGCTGGCTTAAAACCTCGATTGGCACTTATTCTATTAAACATATAATAGTCACCAAAGGTGAAATAAGGGTTATTACTTTCCTCACTCCTACCTAAGTCCACTATCTTAAACTGGAAATGCAGCTTTTGAAATTTCTTAAGTGCTTCTGTAGCAAACATCCAAGACATCTGCATGTCATTAGTAGGATAGTCAGGATACATTTTGATCTCCATACAAAATCTATCCCAATCACTACGAGGTATGGCACCACCTCTAATAACATCTAACGTTTTAGATGGGTGATGAAACCTCCAAATACTATTCTTCATTTCAACAGCTAGCCTATCAATAGCACCATGTTTGGCTGTGCCAGTAGTATACGGTTTAACGGGTAATCTTTCGCCGTTTTGTGCCGTTAAGGCATCTACGATGTCATCTTGTAAGGCATTGTTTTCCACATATATCAATTCTGGCCTATATATTTCGTAGTACTCACGTATCTTAGAAATCTTCTCCGTGATTGTCCACGCACCCACAGCTACGTCTAGAACATAGTTATTTATCTCATCAGTAGAGACAATAGTGATAGCAGTACCCTTCCTCTTTTTAGTAGAAAGGTCTACGCCCATATATTTAGGATAATTCTCAAATATATCTTCATAGCTATAATCACGCTTACTAACACTATCAAAGTTTTCACTAAATGGTCTTTCTTCTGCGCTAGAAGTTCTGCAACGACGATTACGATTATAAGAAACTATATCATTATTCTTTTCTACATCTAGCTTATCTCTACTATGCCTATCTGGCCAATTGACCCAAACATAATTATCAGCCTGATCTTCCTCATCAAAAGAATAACGATGGCAATCCCATCCATCTTTAAACTCCAAATAATGCATTAAGTCATAACTCATCCATGCAGTGCCTACACAAACTATCTGACCACCCTCAATAACACACTTTTCTAGTGTATTAGAATACCATTCCACCACCTTATCAGATTCTGCTTGTGTGGCTGTGTTATGTTGACCTAAAACATCATCTAGTAGTACTAAATCAAAACGAGAACCCAAAATGGAACGAGAACCAACACCATAACTAACTATAGAAGCATCTTTAGAGGTTAATTTCCTGTCTACCATGATCTGTTCTACTGACCATTTCATGGGTTTATTGGTATTTATTTCATCCATCATCGGTTTCAGTCCTGGAAACAACTCTTTAACGTCATTATCCACCATAATATACTGCTTAACGGTACTCAAAATACGCTTGGACTGATGTGAAGCAGAAGAAATAATAGCAATTCTTAGATTAGGATCATTACCTAAGCGCCAAATGGGATAAGCCACAGAAAAAAGGGTGCTTTTACCCGTTTCACGGGGTGAAAAAACAACCAATCTCTCTTTATTTTGCAGTAAATCACACCATTCCATATGAAAATCCTGCAATTGTATAGACTCTCCTAGTCCCGTTTTAGCATCAATGCGCTTTTCATCCTTAATAACATACTCACAAAATGAAGAAAAGTCTTTTTTGGCGGCCGGACGCAAAGACTCCTTACGCATATACTCTAAAAGGCTCTGTTTTTCCTCCTTACTAGTATCTAGATGGTGTATTTTACTTAAAACGTCAGGTGTAATAAAACGATATTTATTTAGATTCAATAATTTCCTCCAACATCTCCTGATACTCGCCATCAACCGTAATATCTACTACTTTTTCTGGACCCTCTTCATCCTCGGTTACATTAAACTGATTAAAGAAATTGTTTTGTGTCTTAGTGCTAACACCTGGAATTATTCTAGCGTCTTCTTTACTAAGACCGCTAGTAGATAACTTAGAATGAGCATCCACTAGATCTTTTACCGCTTTGGCTCGCTCAACTTCTGTTATGTCTTGGTCATCAATCTGCATTTCGATAGTATCTTCAATAGTATCCAGTAGCTTTTTACAAACTTCAGCTTTTCTATCTACCTCTTCAACATCCAACAAACTTTGTGTTTTAAGAGCTACCTTTTCATAGTGATCTCGTTTAACCGAATCCCAATTAAACATTTTAGCCCACTTAGTTAATTGTGCTGTAGGTACACCACAAGCCATAGAAGCGGCTCTAAGGCTTTCTGAATTAACAAAAGCTACTAAAGCGTATTGTTGTTGCATTTCTATTGGCATTGGTCTATCATATATCTCATGTTGTAGTTCTTCTAACTGATCTCTAGCTTTAGAACTCCCAGACAGATAATCTTTGTAACTTTTTCTATTGGTGGCAGGCATGAAAAAACCCCTAATTAAGTATTGTGGTAGTTGTGGTGAAGGATTTGTAGCCAAAAGGGCCAATGCAATTTATTGTAGCAAAGATTGTAGAGGTCGCACACACGAATACGGCGCTTCATATAAAAGCCTTCAAAAAAGGTTTTTGCCATCATGTTTAACCTGTGGTAATGCTATTGATAGAAAAGACAATTGGGATAGAGACTTTTGCAATAAAGAATGCCGAATGAAATGGAAAAAAAGAGTCATTATTACTAATAACTGCCTATATTGTCAAAAAGAATTCATATCATCAAAACCAACAAAAAAATTCTGTCAGGATAACTGCCGTAAAAGTTACTCCGCCGAAAAAAACAGTATCGAAAGGGATACATTAAAAGCCATCAACAATGATCTACTAGCGCATAACTATAGAACACAAGTAGATTATCTTAAAAAGTTTATCGACAGTTTTTACCGAGCCGAAATACCCAGCATCATCAAAGATAAATTTTAATTACCTGTACTACCAAAACCGCCTGTTCGGGTATTCCTTTCTTCCGCGTCCCCTCCAACTAAATATGTACTGAAATGCCTTAACAGTACAGCCTGTGCAATTCTTTCGCCCTTTTCTATTCTCTGTGTGTTTTCTGTAATGTTACAGATTACTACTTTCCATTCATCAGTATAATCGAAATCTATAATACCAGTACCTAATGAACTTAAGCCTTTAGCTCTCAAGGATGACCTTAACTCTAAAATAAAAAAATATGCGCCCGAAAACATGGATCTATCACCAACTGGACCTCCATCCTTATCGAACCATACACCCGTACCTATAACTTTAGTTTCTAAAGAGCTTAAAGTCAACGTCTCATAACTATACAGATCAATGCCTGCACTTAATTTAGTCTTAATTACAGGCAGTTGTGAATCCGAATGCAACTTTCGAAATATCATTAAACATTATCCTCAGTATCAATATTATCTTTAGCCTTAGTTCCATTTATAGGACCGTTACCCATAGCGTATGAGGTTGCCTCTTTTACTAATTGTGCATCATCACTAGAATTATTGAACCAAAAGTCCGTTAATTTGGCTTGGGTGGTAGCCGTGGCCGTAAGGAGTATTAATAAGAGATCTTTTACACTCTCGTCAATAGCAGCAGTAGAAAAAGACATAAACAACAAGCCAGTAACACTGCCCACCATTATAAATAAAAGTCCAGCCGACAGGTAAAACTTCCTTTGCTGTCGGTACATAATCAATTTTAATAATTCAAGATTAACACCATGGGCAAGCTCCCTATCCGTAGGGTCATCCCCACCCGTTAGAAGGTTTCTGGTCTCATTCATCACTAAAAACCTCTAATTCCAATTGACCAGACAAATAATCCTTAGCTCTTTGTACCGCTTCACTTTTACTATGACCCATAACAACCCTATCCCTGTAATTAGTACGTAATGATGGTTTAATGGATAAGTACTCAAAAGTTTCCATATCCTTAAAAATTTCCACACTATGGCGGTCATCATCAGGGTGTAAAGCTGTAATTACAAATAAATGACTCTGGTATTCCTGCATCATATAGTTATTTTATTACTCACTATAATACAGGTAATAATCCGTTATTTCTTCATGTATGCCCACGTCAAAAACCGGTAGAATCTTAATTAATGGCTTTCCTTCCTCTACCCAATTTTTAACCCATTTCTTTCTATCTCTACGAACTCTCTCCGGAGTATCGTTCCCATCATATTTAACTTTTTTACCTTTAGATTTTAACAATAAAAGATCGTTATTTATGACTGTATCTTGCGCTCTTTTATTACGCGGAGCGGATTGGTCAGTTAATCTTAAAGATACACGCTCAATTAACCACCCGACAGACTTGCCACGAGTATCCTTCTCATATCTTTTAATTACTAGGGGTACTAATGCTGTACCATTATTTGTCTTGTTAATCCAAGTATATATTGTATGTATACTACGCCCAACAAGCTTAGCCGCTTCCGTTGTTGTTAACCATCCCTCCTTCATATTTATCGTCGATCTAAACCCGTAAGCCTTCGCCACTCTTCTGAGTCTGGATCAATCCACAACGGATTAAGTGACCATGTGCCACCTGAATACTTATATTTGCCACCCTTCCAATCCTCAGGTACATCCGTTATATTCTCATATAATGTTGAATTAGTCGAATTCAAATCACCTATAATGAAATCAGGCGTCCTTATATATTCTTCAGAAACAACTAATTCAACATTATCATCAAAAATATATCTACTAATCTGATCTGTATTATCAGTTATCGTTTTTGACATTATAAAATCTCCTTACTAATCTTAGGTATACTCAAAGGCTTTTTACTATTAACGGGCCTACGAGTACCCCTTTTAGCCTAAACATTGATTAATCTCTGACTTCAAATCACCAACTGTAAATGGTTTAGTCAAATATCCATCCATTCCTGCTAAATTGCATTGATCTTCAACATCACCTATTAAACTGGCAGTTAAAGCTACTATTCTAGTACTGGCATTACCGTTATTACGCTCAATATCACGTATCATCCGTGTGGTCTCAAAACCATCTATATCCGGCATCTGTAAATCCATGAATATAATATCATATTTATGGCTATTAAACTTATTCAATCCCTCTTTTCCGCCTGCAGCAGTATCCACACCAATCTCCATATCCTCTAAATAACGAGTAACCACAAGTCTATTGACTTCATCATCATCTACAACTAATGCACGCATATTATCAGATATAACCTGTTCTGATGGCTGTTTACCTTTAGGTATTCCTGAGTTAACAGGAATACCTAAAGGTAAACACACTATAAAGGTAGAACCTGAGCCTACCTGGCTCTTAACATTAATGCTACCACCCATATCCGTAGCAAACTTGTGGCAAATTGACAAACCTAATCCTGTGCCGGGTGTTTTTTTACGGTTACCATTGCTAACCTGAATAAAAGGGTCAAAAATAGAATCTAAATCTTTATCATCTATTCCAATACCAGTATCAATTACTTCAAAGCAGATACCATCTTGACAACCAACAACATTTAGAGTAACACTACCACTATCAGTAAACTTAATAGCGTTAGTCAATAAATTAAGCAGTATCTGATGTATTTTCTGTTCATCACCTACACGAACTAGATCCATATACTCTGATAATTGGTGAGATAAAGCTAACTTCTTCTTATCCGCTTCAGTACGTACAGATTCAACTACCTCATGGCATAAAGGCGATATATTAAAGCTCTCTTTTTCATATTCCACCTCGGTAGATTCAATCTTAGCAAACGTCAGTATCTGATTAATGATAGATGTCAATCTATTACTAGACAAAATAGCTCGCTGAACGTCTTCCGCTTGCGTAGTAGTTAACTCCTTAGGGTCTAACAGCCCTAAACTACCCACAATTCCATTGATAGGTGTACGTATTTCATGGCTCATATGCGATAGGAAGTCT